TGTTTTGGTGGGTTCTTGTTTTCGACCTATAGTAAAGCCAAACAAATCAATAGGCATAATAAGTTCCTTTGTGGGTGATATAATAACTTTTACAGTTCTTTATATTTATTCACCCACAAATTCAGAAAATCAATATTTAAGCAATAGCATTAGATGACGATGGAGAACCTGAACCAGTGGCGGCAGTCCAAAAATCATATGCGAAAGTTACAGTAAATTCCTGTATTGAATCGTTATCTCCCCAATCTAACGTTATTTCACTTAAATCTGTCGGAAACATTTGTTGAAATGTATATGAACGAGTTGTATTACCAGTTGTATTTTTTGAAAGTTGATGCACTGTAGCAGTTGCATAATAACCTTTCGTTGCGGAACCTCCACCAACTCTTCTATTTGCAGTATGCAAATTAATAGAATTCATCCATTTTTCCATAACTGATCTCACTTTAAAATCTTCATCATTAATAACAGTTACACTCCAATCTGCAAACGTTCTATTACCTGCAAACTTTACTTCTCTTCCAAAATATGGAACAACAACTTGACCTATTGTTGTTCCTGGTATTGAAGTTGCTCTACAAAACATTTCAAAATCTTCGCCTGGTGTAAATTGACCAGCGGCCGAAGCCGTACCAAAAACAACTTTGAATAAATTTGGTCTTGCTCCGTCAAATGCCATAGCATTTTTAAAATCTGATACATTAAAAGCCATTTATACTCCTTATATTGCGTTGACTACTTCAGAAAATTCAACTCCAGAAGCAACGGCAACAAAGTTGAGACTGATAAAGTTAATTGACCTACTCGGTTTGATGAAAATATCACCTCTAAATTCATTTCTATCTACGACTACAGGAGGATTATTTGAAGCATCACATATTACTTTGAAATCAAGTATGCCTCTTCTTGACTGCACATCTCTAAGAAATGGTTCGATTTGAGAAACAAATTGGGCTCGTGAAAAATCATCGTTAAATTCAAACAATGAAAATTGAGCGGCATTTGCAATTGCTGTATCTAGAATAATACAGAGTCTTCCTACATTTATTCTATCAAAAGCGGATGGTTTTGCGAGTAATGTTTTATCCCCGAATAATACTGTGCCTTGTCCAGGAAAAGATACAACAGGATTTATACCTTTAACATATAAATCATCTCTATTAGATCTTGTAGGATCAAAAGCAAGTTTTGTAACGTTTTTAACATTACCTCTATTAAATCCAGCAGGTGAAATATAAGGATTTATGTTATCTGCTGATGCACACAATCCAGCAATAACACCATTCAAAGGTACATATCTATACACACCATTAAATCTATCAAGCATGTACTTATAGTTTCCATCCATGACACCATAACTTGAACTTGGTAGTCCAGTTCTTCTATCAACTGCATTTGTCACTTCAGATCCAGTTTGATTAACAACATCTGAACTTTCTGGAGATATAAATGCTACACAATCTTTTCTACTTTCAGCAACTTCTTGAATGAGAAATGTTGCTAATGTGTTAGATGATTCACCAGATAGTAAAAATGAAATATCTACTTTGTTTGGATCGGCTAATTCTTTCCATCCAATAATGTAATCGGCATCGGATACATTCGTTCCATTTACACCACCTGAAAAGGTTTCAGTGATCATACCATTTGCTTGTGTCAGAGCCCCAAAAGTTCCTCTAAATGAATTATTTGCAGCCGTGTTTGACACACCTAAATCATTACCCCAATTTAAACAAATTGTATTATCTCCACCATGTGCGGTTCTTGTGACTGCATCACCTTCTCCAGCATGATCTCCCCATCTAATATATTCAGAGTGATCATTCACGTAATCTTTATAAAAAATGCTTTCACCTGTAGATGAGATTGCACTATTTGCAACTGACAAGGCAGGATAAATTTCTAAAACAGATTTTGAAAGAAGTCTAGTTACTCCTCTTACATCTTTAGTTCCTGTCCAATCACCACCCTCGTCAACCAACACAATATGAACCTCATCATTTACATCTTTAGATCCACTGGTCTTATATGCATAATCACTTGTTAGTGGTTCCTTTTCGAAATCACTTCTATATTCCCACTCTCTAGTGTATGTTTTGTTTGAAAAAGAAAGAGTAAATGGTTCGTCCACACCAGCGGTTGTGTTATTAGTGATAGAGGTAATTCTTCTTCTGATGTTACCTGTGCCATCATTCATAGTAATGATATCACCAATATGCAATTGTAACAGAAAACGTGTATTTGTTCCAGATATTGATTGTGCTCCTGCAGTACCATCGATAACACCCATCATATTTCTAGCAGGTTCTTCAAAAGCAGAACGTTTCATTCTTGAAATACTAATTGTAGAACCTGAAGTCATAGTGGCGTCTGTGTTCTGAGAAGCAGTAAAGGAAGAACTATTTGTTACTGCCGTTACTATCGCAACCTCATTTGTTGTTCCATTTACTATAACATCACCTATTTCTAATTCTTCTTCTACTTTTGATGTAGATGCAGTTGTAGCAGTTATGGTTTTATCAGAACCTACCGTAAATGTTCCAGTCAGTGATATATCTGAATTAGATGCAATTGAAACAATATTATCTTGAACTTGTGTATTTGCTCTTGTTGCAACACAAATAGATGTTTTAAATGAATTACCTAATTCACCAGCGTGTTTTGCAATCCATGTTCGTCCGCCTGTTCCAGTAGTTGATAAGGCGGCTGTGTTTTGATATTCTGCATCATTTCTGACTAGAACTGCAGTGCCATTTGCAACTGCATTTTTTGCTTGAGATGTATTTGCAGTTCTGACTACTCTGAGAGTATTTGCATATGTCAAAAAGTTTGCACCATTAAGCCAGTTTTGAAAGTTGTCTCCGTCTGGCTTACCGAAATTTTCTACCAGTTCATCTTCAGAAGAAACAGTAACAATTTCATGTATTGGCCCCCATTTTGAAATCATGCACATCGCACCCTGCGATAGAGATGGAATAGGTACTCTAGTTGTTAAATCTATTTCTGCCGTTGATACACCTGGACTTACTTGAAATGCCATGTTTTTCTCCTATTGATGGTGTAATTCTCGTACTACTATTTATTTTTTTGAGTTTTTTAGTAAGATTTTTATTTAGTGAAATATAAATATAATCATGAATAAGGCGATTGAAAGATTTGAAAAGAAAATTATTAAGACTGGTGACTGTTGGTTTTGGACTGCTAGTAAAACAAAACAGGGTTATGGTATGTTCTCATATGAAGGCAAGTCAATACCAGCACATCGTTTTGCTTATCTTGCATATAATGGAGAAATAGGTGATAAGATTGTGCATCAACAGTGTAATAATACGTATTGTGTTAATCCTGAACATCTCTATCTCACCACTAAAAGTGAAACAAGAGGTAAATTTTATGTTCTAAGAATTAATGAAGAAATGATTTTTAAAGAATCTATAAGATACCTAGAGAAACTTTGTAAGTTAAGACCTGACTTATGCAAACAAGTAGAAAAATTAATAAAGGATGTAAAAGATGCAACTAAAGTACATAGAATTAATGAAGATAATCTGTAGAAAATCTTTTATCGATTATCCAATTTTCGTCTCCCATCTTTTCATATTGTGGATCTTCAAAATTTCCATCGATGAATCCGAATGGCATAACACTTTCTTCTAATAACGCAAGTTGTTCTGCTTCTAATTTTTCTCTTAAATCCATATCGGTCACTTCTTTATAATATCTCTGCTCTATCATCCAACCAAACAATACAAGAGTCATTACAAGATCATCATGACATCCTTCTTCTGCTTGATATGATTGACCATGAGCAACAAAAGTTGTTAACTCACTAATAGTATCTAAATCATAAACTATGAGTTTATCACTCTCTATAAGATCTTTCAGATTAGAGCAACCTTTACGTTTGACTTCTTTTGTTGTTCTTACACCAATCTGTGTGCCACCTCCAAAACCTCCACCGAGTGTTTGCCCTGCACGTCCATTAATTGTAGCATGAAATATATTCTCATATTCTAAATCATAGTGAAGTATATCACCTACCTGACCTCCTATATCATTTGTTTCGACAAGAATAAATGCGTTGTTGTAATATCTTGCAATATTCTGTACGATTGTAGGAAGCACCATTGGTGATACATTAGGATCTCTATACTTTGCAACTTGTATGTTTGGATATCGTGTGGTGTCTATGACAGATACGGCAGAATAATCAAGCCCTCTACCTCGTGCAACATCAACAATACAGACATATGAGTGACTAGGATCTACGTCTTCATAGATGTCAAGACTGTCTCGCTTTTGTATAGG